CGGAATTCGTTTTGATGGTCGCACAAAAGACAAAAAACTGGGACAATTGATCCAAGACAGATTGTCTGAGAACACAGGAGAATGACATGGGATGGACAAAGCGCCAATTCGTCACACAGGCCTTCGAGGAAATTGGCCTTGCCTCCTACGTCTTTGACCTGACTCCAGAGCAGTTGCAGTCTGCACTGCGCAGGCTGGACACCATGATCGCAGCATGGAACGCGCTCGGCATTCGATTGGGCTACCCATTGCCATCCAGCCCCCAAGACAGCGATCTGGATGAGGAAACCAATGTGCCTGACAGCTCGAACGAGGCCATCTACACCAATCTAGCCATCAAGCTGGCTCCAAGCTACGGCAAGCAAGTGATGCCTGATACAAAGGCAACGGCCAAAGAATCGTACAACACGCTCCTGTCACGCGCAGCCATGCCAATGGAGCAACAACTGCCAAGCACCATGCCAGCAGGCGCAGGCAACAAGCCCTGGCGCGTATACGACAATCCTTTCATCCGTCCACCTGTCGATCCAGTCTTGGCCGGTCAAGATGGCCCCATCGAATTCAACTGAGGAAACACAATCATGCCAACTATCAATCAACTATCAGGCATCAGCCAAGTCTCTGGCGGTGATCTGCTTCCTGTTTATGTCTCCAACAATGGTGACGCTCGGAAGGTCTCGATCACGCAATTGCTGCAATACTTCCAGCAGGTTTTTGCATCTCCAACCGTGGCTACCAACCTGTACACACCAGGCACTGGCTTCAATGTTGCAGTGCCAACACCAGTCAGCGAACAACAATGGATGGTCATCCAGCCTGCTGGCACACTGGCCAGCGGAACGGTCACATTGCCATTGAACAGTCAGACACCTGATGGAACTGAAGTGTTGATCACCACCACCCAGCAGATCACAGCTTTCACGCTGGCGCTCAATGGTGCGGCCAATGGCTACGGTGCACCAAGCACACTCGCGGCTCAGGACTTCTTCCGCATGCGCTTCTATCAGGCAACCAACAGCTGGTACAGGATTGCCTAACATGGCCACCAAAGACACTCGCCTTGCTCGCATTGGAGTCGAGGGCTACAACAAGCCCAAACGAACTCCATCGCACCCGACCAAAAGCCACGTTGTTGTTGCTAAGGTAGGCGACCAAGTGAAAACCATTCGCTTTGGTCAGCAAGGCGTGTCTGGATCACCAAAGAAGGAAGGCGAGTCCAAAGCATCCGAGGCTCGTCGAGAATCATTCAAGGCCAGACACGCTGAGAATATTGCCAAGGGCAAGATGAGCGCAGCGTATTGGGCCAACAAGGTCAAGTGGTAAGCCATGCAAATCCCAATCCTAAACGGCATCTACGCTGACAACACGCCAGAGCTGCGCACCAGTTATCCGGTCAACATGATGCCTGTGCCAAAGCAGTCTGGCATAAGCAATGGCTTCCTGCGACCAGGCGATGGCATTGTGGCCAACGGCACAGGACCAGGCATTGATCGTGGAGGCATCAACTGGAATGGTGTCTGCTACCGAGTCATGGGCACAAAACTGGTGTCCGTGGCCAGCAATGGCACAGTGACAGTGCTTGGTGATGTTGGTGGCCCAGTGAATACGCTTGTGACATTCGATTACAGCTTTGATTTGCTAGCCATTGCATCTGGTGGTCGTCTGTACTTCTGGAATCCAGTTGCATTAACACTCACACAGAACACCGATCCAGACCTTGGATTGGTGATTGATGTGGTCTGGGTTGATGGGTACTTCATGACCACAGATGGAGAGTTTCTTATAGTCACAGAATTAAGCAATCCACTGGCCGTAAACCCGCTGAAATATGGAAGCTCAGAAGTCGACCCAGACCCTGTGGTGGCATTGCTCAAACTTCGCAATGAGGTCTATGCACTCAACAGCAACACCATTGAGGTGTTTGACAACGTGGGTGGCGAACTTTTCCCATTCGCACGCATCGATGGCGCTCAGATTCAAAAGGGCGTGATTGGCACGTTTGCATGTTGCGTTTACTTGGAGCGCATTGCATTTATGGGCGGTGGCCGAAATGAAGCGCCAGGCATCTATATTGGTGCGGCAGCCACCACACAAAAAATCAGCACGCAGGAGATTGACAATCTGCTGCTTACATACACCGAAACGCAACTTGCAACATCCAAGTTGGAAGCGCGCAATGACAAGAATCACCAGCACCTATATGTGCACTTGCCAGATCGCACTATCGTCTACGATGCATCAGCATCTGAAGCGCTTGGAGAACAAGTTTGGTTCACACTGGTCAGCACAATAGTTGGCTTTTCGCAGTACCGCGCACGCAACATGGTCTGGTGCTATGACAAGTGGCTGGTGGGTGATCCACAATCCAACGACATTGGATACTTCGTACAAGACACTGGCCATCACTGGGGTCAGCAAGTGCGCTGGGAATTTGGCACGCTCATCGTCTACAACGAGAGCAATGGCGCAATATTCAATGAGCTGGAGTTGGTCAGTCTGACAGGCAGTGTGGCCTTGGGTAAAAACCCACAGATCAGCACCAACTACAGCTTGGACGGAAAGTCATGGAGCCAAGATCGCAGCATCACTGTGGGAACAACAGGCAGCAACAAACGCCTTGCATGGTTTCAGCAGGGCCACATGAGGAATTGGCGCATCCAAAGATTCCGTGGAGATAGCGATGCCCATGTGTCATTCATCCGACTTGAAGCCCAGATCGAGGCATTGGCGTACTAATGGCAACCGCACCAATATCCCGCAGACTTAACCTGACGCGAGATCAGCTGGCGCAGTTTTTGACTGACCAGCAACAGATCAGGCAGTTTGAATTGCTATTCTCTACTGTCGACGAATTGCAAGTGATTGTCGGAACAGACTTTGAGTATCAGGCAGACACAGCAGCGGCCACAGCAAATGAGGCGCTGGCTCAATTAAGCGCACTTGCACAAAACACCGCAGTCGAGGATGCTGTCCTAAATGCCAAAGTGCAACAGGCACTGGATGCCGTGGCTCAATTGGCTCGAACACTTGAACTGATTGCAACTGCGCCAGCCATCGAAAACAACAACTCGGTGGTGACAGATTACATCGACTTCAACACTACCACGCCATCGCCAGCCGTGAAGGTTGGCAGGATGCATTGGAATGGCGGCTATACGCTCAACCTTGAAATGACACCAAACGTCAATCAAGCGATTGGAGAGTCGCAGTATTACTACATCAAGGCATCGGCTGCCATTTCCAAAGGCCAGTTGGTGATGTTTGATGGCTCGGTTGGTGCGTCTGGCGTGCTCAAGGGCAAGCCATCGACTGGCGTGACAAATGGCCAGCTCATCATGGGCGTGGCCGCAGAAGCCATTGCTCTCAATGGCTTTGGCCTTGTCTCCAGCTTTGGCTTGGTGCGTGGTTTTAACACCACAGGCACACCTTATGGTGAAGTCTGGGCAGACGGTGACATTCTGTACTACAACCCATCTTATGCTGGTGGCCTGACAAAGAATCTTCCAGCAGCACCAACGCCTCACATTGTTGTCGCTGCGGTTGTCAATGCAGCCACAGCAGGTTCTGGATCGGTTTTTGTCAGAGTTCAGGCCGAGCCACTGGTCAGCCAACTGTCTGATGTTTACGCGCCAACACCATCAAATGGTGATGTGCTGGTTTACGATGGAGTCCAGTTGCGCTGGGAGAACGGCCCAGTGCCATCCTCAAGTCTTCCAGCGTCCGTCAAATCTAACTTGGTGCTCACATGGCTTTCGATGTAATCACACCCACAAAACTTGGCCAAGCGGCCATCACCACTGGCGTGACCACGCTGTACACCGTACCGGCCAGCACACGCACACTGCTCAAAGAGTTCAGCATTGCCAACACCACGGCATCGGCCATCAACGTGCGCGTGTTCTTGGTGCCATCCGCAGGCTCGGCAGGCACTGGCAATGCGTTCTTGTACGATGTTTCAGTCCCAGCCAACAATGCTTTGCAGTACAACGGCATCGAGGTGCTGAACGCAGGTGACACAATCCAAATTCAGGCGGCATCTGCTGGCCTAACCATCATCGCCAGCGGTGGCGAAGCCACATAAGGAGAATCAAATGACCGTATCAATCAAGGTGCTAATCCCACCAAAACAAGCTGAAAATTCTCAGACAACGCAGTACACAGCAGTGAACTGTAAGGCGATCATTGACAAATTCACGATCACCAACACTAGCGCAGGAAATGTGACTATCAGCGTTAACTTGGTGACAGGTGGCGGCACTGCTGGCGCGTCAAACCTGATTATGGACACTCGCGCCATTGCACCCGATGAGACCTACACCTGCCCCGAGCTGGTTGGCCAAGCGCTGGAATCAGGCAGTTTCATCAGCACCATTGCCAGCGCAGCAACATCACTGACCATCCGCGCATCTGGCCGCGAAATCACTTAATCAAGGAGAACAGCATGGACAAATTCATGATGATGCCCAAGGGCTTTATGGGCCTTCCAATGAGTGAGGAATTCATCACCACAGCAGAGAACAAGAAGAACACCCAGATCGCCATTGACGACTGGATGCTTGGTCCTGAGAATCCAAGCAATGAACCAACGGCCAACAAAACCTACTGGATCGCTGTGGGCAAGGCCATGCAAGTTGACGAAAAAGAGTCTCGTCGTCGTCGCTGCTCGAACTGCGAGTACTACGACAACAGCACCATGACGCAGGCCAAAATGGAGCGCATCCCCCGCAATGACTGGGACACCGATGCTGGTTTCCGTGGTTACTGCACCAAATTCGAGTTCATCTGCCATGACCTGCGCGTCTGCCAGGCATGGGAAGAACGTGAATTTGAAATGGAAGATTGACCAAATGCCAAAATGTGGGAAAATAAAGGCGCTGAGTCTATCGGGCCACCAGCAGCTCACCCTAAATAGGAGTTGCGCATGATTGGTATCGAATGGCTCAAGGAAAACCTGCAAAGGGTTTTCATGTTGCCTGCGCCAGTCGTGGAGTGGCTCGTCATGGTTTACGATGCCATTCAGGTGTTTGACGATATTGCTGATGGCGATACGGTCGAGCGCAAAGACCTGAATGCGACCATCTGGAACACACTGGTGGGAATGCACCAGAATCAATTTTTTATCTCTAACAGCCATCACCTAATCCCATTGCTGGCAACAGCAATTATGAAGTGGCAAGCCTCCGACCAAGCAGAGCGTGCAGGTGAGGCCGATGCCAGATCATTCGTCTGGCGTGCAGGCTACTACGACCTGATTCTAATGGCCGTATCGCTTACGCATGGACCAGGCTTTGCCACAAAGAATGCTCATCTGGTCATGGAGTTATATGGCGAGAAATTTGAAGACTACATGAAGGAGTTCGGCAATGCCTGATCCAGTCACAGCCCTAGTTGTTGGTGGAACCCAACTCGTCGGAAGTTCAATGCAAGCCAGCGCAGCTGGTGATGCAGCAGCCATTCAATCTGGCGCAGCTCAACAAGGCATTGATGAACAGCGCAGGCAATTCGATGCAATGCGTGAACTTCTCAAGCCTTACACCGAGGTCGGTGTTCCTGCTCTTGCAGGGTTGCAACCATATGCGCAAGCAGGAGCGCCAGCACTTGAGCAACAGCAGGCCTTGCTTGGACTACGTGGGCCAGAGGCTCAACGCGCAGCCATTGCAGGCATTGAGGGTGGCGCTGGATATCAGGCACAAGTTCAAGCCGGTGAAGAAGCATTGCTCCAGCGTGCATCAGCCACTGGCGGCCTTCGTGGTGGCAACATCCAAGCCGCACTTGGCCAATTCAGGCCGCAAATGCTGCAACAAGAAATTGAAAGACAATATGGCCGACTCGGTGGTTTGGCCGACATTGGCCGTGTCACTCAACAGAATCTGGCACAAATCGGTCAGTCATCGGCTGCCGGTACTGGAACTGCTGGACTGCAAACAGGCACCAATGTGGCCAATCTATTAGCCCAGCAGGGCGCAGCTATGGCAGGTGGCGAACTTGGCGAGGCCAAGGCCTATGGCCAGCTCTTCAATCTGCCAGCTCAGTTCCTCGGTATGCAAATGGGCGCAGGTGGTGGAAAATCTGTTGGAACACCAGGCTTTGGTAATCTTTTTAGTGATCGTCGTTTAAAGAAAAACATCAAGAAAATCAGCACACGACCCGATGGATTGAACGTTTACGAGTTTGATTACATCTGGGGTGGTGGCCGTCAAGTCGGCCTCATGGCCCAAGAAGTACAAGGCGTGTATCCAGATGCTGTGTCTGAATCTGGTGGTTACCTGATGGTCAACTACAGCAAGGTCTGAGGAAAAAAACATGGCAATAAATCCATTCCAAGCACCTATCAACTACGCAGTCGATGTGCAAAGCCCATTTGAGGCCGTACTCAGTGGCTTCAAAATTGGCGCAGCTGGTGCAGAAGCACAGGCACAAGCACAGGCACGCGAAAAGGCAGCGACAGCTCAAACAGAACTAGCAGCTTTGTTTAAAAATCCAAAGGCAACAGCCACAGACTTTGCGCGTGTATCTGCCATGCTTCCAAAAGATCAGGCCGAGAATGTTCGCAAATCATTTGAGCTAATGTCATCTTCTCAACAGCAAAACCGGCTGCAACAGTCTGGCCAAGTCTATACAGCATTGAAATCTGGCCAACCTGATATTGCAAAGACCTTGCTAAAAAATCAAGTAGATGCATTCCGAAATTCAGGCCGTGAAGATGAAGCAAAGGCAACAGAAACCTATTTGCAACTGATCGATGTAAATCCTACTGGATCGCAGGCCACCATTGGACTAATGATGGCCACTTTGCCTGGTGGCAAGGAAGTTCTCGAAAACATCGACAAAACTTTATCGACAGGTAGAGAAGAAGCCAAAGCACCATCTGCATTGCTTGAAGCCAGAGCAAAGGCTGACAAAGCCGTGGCAGATGCCACCACAGCTCAGGCTACTGCCGGAAACGCAGCAGAAAAGGCAGTAGCTGACGCAGCCAAGGCAATGGCTGACGCACAAAAAGCGCAAGTCGAAGCCAAGTTCGCAGAGCAGATTACACTGGCAGACATTAAGAAAAAAGCTGCTGATCTTAAGCTCACAAATGCACAAACTGGATCGGCATTGGCACAAACCAAAAAACTTGGTGTGGAAAGTCAAAAAGCCGCACTTGAGTTGGAAGCACTCAAAGCCACTGGCGGCCTTGATCCAACAAAGACATTTGAGCAGGAAGAAAAACTGCGCAAAGAATTCCAAGGCCGCACCAAGGTGTATGGAGAATTGGGAACCACATACAACAACATCAAGTCTTCGGCAGAGGCAAAGAATGGACCAGGCGACATTGCACTGATCACCGGATTCATGAAAATGCTTGATCCAGGCTCAGTGGTGCGTGAGACAGAATTTGCAACAGCACGCGACACCGCAGGCCTGTACGAAAGACTCCTCAACACATCACAAAAACTGCAAAGCGGTCAACTTTTTGCGCTTGATTCAAAACAGCGCCAAGAGTATGTCAATCTGGCCAAGCAATACCTTGACTCAGCTCAGAAAAAAGCAGGCGAAGACAAGAAAGCACTTGGCGTGGTTGTCAAAAACTACCGCCTCAATCCTGACAACGTGTTCGG